CTGTTCTATATATATCAACTAGATGATCTATGCGGGTAATCATACCCGTATTCTGTCCGGTGGCGCTATCGGTGCCTTTTTTTAAGTAAGATTTGTAGCTAGTATCTTGTAAATTTGTAATAATCATATTAAGTTCATCACATCCTTCCACCTCACAAAAATTTACGATGTCGGGGTTTATATCCTTTATAACATTAGAAACATAAGAGAGATGTGTCAAGGCTTCTGTTTGATTTTTACAGGTGCATTGCTCTCCGGGGCAATCTGCTTGGTTATAATAGTCTACAAATAACCATTCGACGTTATATTGAACTATTCTAAATGCGTTTTTATTGGTTCTTCTATCTTCAGATACAGACGCCGTTTTGGGGCATTCCGTATCGGCCGCGAATGCATACAAAACCCCATGCAATAATGTAAATACACATAAAGGATTCCAGAATTTCATGATATACATTATACTTACATTATTTTTATGCGCAAATCACATAAAAATAATAATTGAAATCGATTGTAGATTTATACTCCTGTAGCAACAATACTAGGACAGATATGCATACAGAATATGTTATGAATTTTGATGGATGTAGTAAAGGTAATCCAGGTCCAGCGGGTGCGGGTGCCGTAATTTATCAAAATGGCATTGAAATATGGGGTGCATGTGAGTTTGTTGGTAAAAAAGAAACAAACAATATGGCTGAATATGCGGGTCTCATTCTTGGGATGAAAGAAGCATCACATAGAAATATACGTAAAATTGCCATTAAAGGTGATAGTCAATTAGTAATTAAACAAATGCGAGGTGAATATAAGGTTAAATCTGAAAATTTATTAGAATCATTTACACAAGCTAAAAAAATAGAAAAAGATTTCGAGGTGATAACGTATGATCACGTATATAGGAATGAAAATAAAAGAGCAGATGAATTATCAAATGATGGATTGGTTGGTGAAAAATAAAAAAAAATATACCCTTATAATAAATGTCCTGTACATGTAAATGTGTAAAATCAAGTTATATGTATTTATGTTTTGCGTGTGTATTAAGTGTGGTGTGTATAGTACCAATGATTCCAAATATAATTATACCGAATATTCGAAAAATAGACATACCAACGATCCCCTATTTTTTACCCAAAATGCCCACTATGCCGACTATGCCGACTATACCTACTGCTCCCATCGTACCTGACATACATGACATACCAGAAATACCAGAAATTCCAACCAACATAATATAATTATCCATTTTCCAAAAGACCAATATTCAGTCGTTGACCTGATTTATATTTTAAAATATCTCTCATGGAAGTAGTAGTAGGAAATTCATCAGCGCTATAAATATCCTGCAATAATAACCATTCAAACATTCCGCCTATATAAGCATATATGTTCACAAATCCTAGACTCATTAATTGTTGATATTTTTTATATAATTTTTCATCATTTGAATTACGACCATAAATAACTATTCTGACATTTTTATTACTTCTAACATATTTATTAATTAGTTCTTCTTCTTGCATAGCAGTAATAGTCCCAGGTATTAAACATCCTTGTTCTAACTCAGATAATGTATTGATAAGTAAATATATTTCTGGGTTTTTATATGCTAATTGGACATCTTCGAAATTTATTTTTTGCATCGATTGGGAATTCCCCATAATATAAATATAATCATATGTTTATATTATGTTTTTGTTTTGATATTTATTGGATGGAAACGTAAAGCTGTCATTCCAAATTCTAATTAAACTGCACTACGATCTCCACTTTTTCCTTTTTAATACTCTTGGTAGCAGAAATGGACAATTCTTCTCTCTTCTTCCTAGTCTTGGAATTTTCGGAACTCAATTCCTTACGCTTCGAAGTGCTATTTCGGCTATTCATGTCTTTTTCAATGGTATCATAATTATTTTCGATATATTCAATAATTTTATTTTCCAATGCCCATTTAAAAAAGTTCAATTGACCGATGGTGGTCTCGATGGAAGTATCACCTTTATATGGAATACTAATGCGTTCCCATCTACAAAAAGGATCCAATCTGGCCTTGCTATAAGCTTTTAATTTCAATTTGTAATCTACATACACCTTAAATCTTTTACTACCATAAGAAGGGTCTTCAATAGAATAAGTAGTATAATTTTTCTTAGCGTAATTTGTAACAAACCAATCAACTATTCGCAATGAAATTTTAGATTCGCCTGTAATAATTTTCAACATTTTATCTAAACTATCCGTGTCTTTATAAAAATCCATTAAATTATTAAGTAATAAATCATTTTGGGTAGTATAATTTGCAGACATTATTAATAAGTAATTGGATGTTGTTTTTAAGCATTTTCCAAAGTAAAATGCATATTATTCATAATTATGATGTTTCTCTCTTTCACCAGTTGTGCTAATAGGTTTCAAAAAATCATCTTGTGTAATGACATCATGTAAATAATTATTTTCCGACATGAAAGGATTTCGTCCCATTTGTCCCATCATTTCTCTCTCGGATATTTTATTATAAGTGTCTTCTCTCTTATTCATTTGTTGGAGGGAAACGTAGGATTGCTTGCAAGCCGAAGTTTTCTGACTATAATCCGTAGACGTAGTCGAAGGATTAGAACTACTATTGGAAAATTGTTTACCAAATTCATCCAAAGACCATGGATCGCTTTCCGATAATAGAGATTGTTGTTGCGCCATTTGTTGATTATGTAAATTCTGTTGTTGTTGATGTTGTTGTTGCAAAGCGTATTGTTGTTGTTGGTTTTGTTTTTGTATTCTAGGACTTCTTTCACAAACTTCGCCATTACTCCATGTCCAATCCATTATATTATATTACTCCAGTTATTCTTTATTCTTAACTATAACCAATTGTTTTGTAAATAAAAAGGCGTCTTTATTTGTTCGTCTACGTTTTAAATTACACTCTAAACAAGAGATCAATACATTGTCGGTATTATGTCCGATATCATTATTAATGCGGTCAAGTGTCCATTGCTTTGCTTCTCTCACGATATCATACAACAAGAACATTTTATGGGTACAATAATAACAAGTCAAGTTACATTCTTTCAGTTTTTCTATGATAGTTTCAAATGTAATAAAATGTTGCGTATCATATATTTTTTTATCTATGTCTTGTTGTTTATAACTGGATATTTTTTTATCTATTTGTCCCTTTATAAATTTATAGTATTCTATATCAGCATTATTTTCACATAAATCATTCATGATTTCTATTTGTTTATCAATGGTAAAATATTCTGGAGGGATATCTTCTTTTGCAGCGTCTTTTCTTTTTTTAATAACTGGATCCAGTTTCAATAACTTTTTAACAAGATATCGATTGTTTGTTCCAGTAATATTTATTTTCCTCCCATTTTCATTTTCTTCCATAGTAGTAGCAGTATGATATTCTATTATACTATAAAATTTGTATTGTAACTAAACCAATATAGAAAGTTGTAATTATATTATTATTTGTGAAACAGAGTTAAACTCATCGTTCTATAATATAGTAATATGGAACAAGTCAAAGAAGAAGAATGCGTCGAACTTAAAAATATTAAATACAAAACAATGCTTTTAAGTGGTGTACCTACTTCAGAAAAAAGATTATCAGTAAATGATTTAACCAATCTCGACAAATTCCTAGAAGACGATAAAGTGAATAACCAAAATGAACCCTGGTGTAAACTGGATAAAACCATGAAGACAAAAAAGTTATTAGTCTATGCTGATAATTATACTAAAACAAAGAATTTGACACCAGAAGAAGCCAATTTGTTGATCGCATTTTTAAGAGATTGTTTAGATAGGAAAAAATTACAAAGAGTAAAAGACGTGGAATATGATAAGGTAACGGGTGACATAAAAGAGATTCCAGCGCTATTTTACACCAAATCAAATAAGCATTTTACACTTAAGAATATGGATAAACGTGTATCCACATTAAAGAGTTTACCGCCCAAAAAGGTAAAGACCATTAAAAACACGAATAAAATCGGTATTGATCAAAAAATTGATTCCGATTCCGACAATGACAATGCATAGAAATAATAGTAAAAACCATAATAGAAACAACTATTGATAATATAATAAATATATATAATTATGCTATTATCAGATTTGCCTGAATTAATAAATATTATAGATAAAATTATACTTGGTGAAGAAAAAGAAGCCGCATTATTCACTCCAGATGAAGAACCCAATTTTATTGATATGTGTCTTCACCTAATGTATGATTTTATGGAAGATAATCCGACCGCAATAAGCGAACCAGATTTTCAAGAAGCTATGATTGAAAACGTAAAAGAGTTATTATCCATGTATACCGAGTTTGATTTTGATAATAATATTCTATTAAATGAAGACGATGAGGAGGATTTTGACGAACTATTAGATGTAGCATTGGAATTATTCTATTTGCATTTTATACCGCCTAGGTCATATACAGATACATTTCATATACATAAAAATGAGAATGAAAAGATCGCTATGGCTCGCCAAATTACCAATTTAGAGAATAAACCCCAACCGCAACAACGAACCCCCGAATGGTATGATTTTCGTAATAATTTGATTACGGCAAGCAATGCGTACAAAGCATTTGAAAATCAAAGCGCACAAAATCAATTGATTTATGAAAAATGTAGTGGTAATAAGTCAGTACCAGTGTCAGTATCAGCGCCAGCGCCAGTACCAGTACATATAAATGTAAATTCGCCATTACATTGGGGACAAAAATTCGAACCAGTATCAGTTATGTATTATGAAGATAAATATCAGACCAAGGTGCAAGATTTTGGATGTATTCAACATGAAAAATATTCATTTATAGGGGCAAGTCCAGATGGTATAGTTACCGACCCATCATTACCTAATTATGGTCGTATGCTTGAAATTAAAAACCCTGTAAGTCGTGAAATCGATGGAACACCTATAAAGGAGTATTGGATTCAAATGCAACTTCAAATGGAAACGTGTGATTTAAATGAATGCGACTTTTTAGAGACTAAATTTGTAGAATATGAGACAGAAAGTGTATTTATAGAAGATGGAGATTTCTTAACATCATCAAAAGGAGAATTGAAAGGAATCATCATGTATTTTTCAAATGGTCACGGAAATCCTCATTATGTATATAAACCATTGCAGATGGTACAAGAATATTTTGAAGAAGTTTGGGAGCCAATGATAATGGAGGAAAATGTAAATAAAGGGTATACATGGATTAAAAATATTTGTTGGAGGTTAGAAGAGGTTAGTTGTGTATTAGTTTTAAGGAATAACAAATGGTTTGAAGATAATATTGGAGCATTGCAGGATATATGGACAACGATTGAAAAAGAAAGGATTTCCGGGTATGCTCATCGTGCACCAAACAAACGGACCAAAAAAGCGGAAGTATCTGAACCAGTACAAGGTTGTCTAATAAATGTAAATAAAGAGAGTGGAAAAATTGAGATAAATGTAACATCAGTGCAAGCATCAGCAACAGCAATGCCTAATTTTAATAATATTATAAAAATTAGGACAGAATCGTTTGATGAAACTAATTTGATTTACGAAGTAAATGCAGGAAGTTCCAATAGAGGGCTAGGTTGTGGACCTAGGAATAAATCGTCCGGAGTTCTATAATAACCGACACGCGTTCCTGGAGTATCTGGAACAGGAGGTAATGGGTGAGATACATTTGTATGAATTTCATTATCTTTGTATAGAGCCCCACAGAATTCAGCGGTGGAACATTTACCATCATCTGGGTTTCGTTGGTATTGTAAATTATTTGTTACTTGTGCATAAGATCCAACTTTAAATATAGGATAATGCCACCATATATCGCTATAATTATTGTCACTTACATTGTTTTTTCCAATCAAAGGGAAACTAGTTCCTAATAATGGTTTGTCAACGACACTAGGATAATCTCTTGTACCCGCTAAAGCTCCTTTATAATTACTATAACCTTCTTGTAAATATTTTTTTATAAAGGGTTCAATTACTAAAGAAGACAAAATGATCATTATTATTGCAAGAAATAAATATAGAAGTTTACTCATCATATATATAATTTATATTTTATATTTTATTTTTTACACCCTTGAACATTTAAAATGGCACGTTTAATGCCAAAATAAAAACTCAAAAGTGTAAAATCAATAGTTGTGCTTACCGCTTCCCTCGGACTTAACAACGATGGTCTTACTTTTTCTTGTTTCTTTGCCTTCGGCAAAACAAGTGAAAGACGATGCCCTA